TACTGCACGAACACGGGCGGCACGCTGACTTTTAGCCGCACAGCAGGAACGGGGGCAGGCACCACCTTTGCCACATACACGCCAGCCGATGATAGCAGCGTGGATTACAAATTCATTTTCGAAAAAGTAACCAACTAAAGGGGAATTTGAACTATGACATTTGAAGAAGCCACTGAAGAGGGTCTTGTGTTTCGGGTTGGATCTGGCGTGCGAGTCGCCTCGCTGCCGGTCGACCTGACGGGGACCACTAATTTTGACTATGATCGGGCCGCACAGACGATCAACTGGACCGATGCTGAGGGCAATCCGCAGAGCCACACGATCACCCAAGCGGAGATCGACGCCGGCGTGGACTACATTAATACGCCCGTGCCGTCACCTGTCCCGCAGCGCGTCTCGCCGAAGCAATTCCGCATGGCCCTGAATCAGGTTCCCGGTCTACGTGCCCAGGTGGAAGCAGCGGTCGCAGCCGCTGACCAGAACACTCAGGATGCCTGGGAATACGCCACCAATATACAACGCGATGACGCTTATGTGATCGCCCTGGGCTCGGCACTGGGACTCTCCACTGCCGAGATCGACGACATCTTCCGTGCGGCCGCAATCAACCCATAACCCCCTCTCAATATGAGTGAACTTGAAATCTTAAACGAAGGTCGCAAAGCGCTTGCAGTCGTCTTTAACGACGACTCAAAAGGTGAAGTGACGATCAAGAAGGTCGGGCTCGTCGATATGCCGAAGCTGGCCCGCGTGCGCCGTGATGACCTGCAGCTGATCGCAATGTATATCGAAGCGGAGGATCCAGAGGCAGTGGCCAACAGCCTCTCTGACGAAAGTAAAATCGATGTGCTCAATGAGGGGGATGAGCTGAACGACCCTTTATTGAATCGGTGGCTGAAGCGGGAAGAAAAGAAACTCAAGAAGCTGGGCGTGGATCTGGCGGAGCTTCACGCCGCCGTAATCAACAAAGTCAGTCAACAAAACTCCCCATCGGCGACATCGTCCACAAGCTCGTCCGCGCCGGATACGGAAGCGTAGAAACCATCCTAAAGTATCCCTCGGATAAAATAGACCTACTCTATAAAAAGACCCTGCAGGAAGAAGCTAAGCGAGATTTGATGACTCTAAACCTGATTAATTGCGGCATGTGGGCCGGTGAGAAATCGAAGTCACTCGTGAAAAGCCTCAAAAATCAGGCCGCCGACTAATCCAACTCCGGCGCTTTGTAGCGACCGAGCCAGAGAGCCAGTAGAACAATTCCACCTACAATCAGACCTGCGATAATTTCCATAGACCAATAACCAAGCAGAATGGCGAAAAAAAGTCAACGCATACGCATCGAGATCGAAACGGTCAAAAAGATCGAAGCGCTGGAAGCTACCCAGCGTGAAATGGTCGAACTGACCCGCAAGATCGAGCGTGCCACGACGGAGAGCTATAATCTGCGTAAGGCGGGCGGATCGATCGAGGGCGCTTTCAAAATGGGTGGTGCCATTGCCGGCATCAATTTGCTCTTATCTAAGATCACTCAGATGGCCACTGACGTGCCTCGCTTCACCCGGCAGGTGATCGAGGAATATGATGCGCTCGATGCTGCGATCAACGCGGTGACTGACAGCCAGGACGAAGCTAACGAGATCTATAATAAAGCCCGGCGCTCGTCTTACGATCTGGGGCTTGAGCTCAATTCTACGGCTCGCAGCTATGTGCGAATGAAGGTGGCCGGTGAGAGTGCCGGATTCACTGCCGAGCAAATTGATGCGGTGTTCGACTCGATCACCCGCACCGGCACGGCCTTGGCGCTGAGCAATGAAGAAATTCGTGGTACCTTCCGCGCCCTCGAGCAGATGATGAGTAAGGGCAACGTGCAGGCTGAAGAGTTGCGCGGCCAACTCGGCGAGCGCCTACCCGGTGCATTTAACCTGGCAGCGCGTGCAATGGGTGTGACCACCCAGGAACTCAACAAGATGCTCGATAACGGCGAGGTGCTGGCCATCGACCTCCTGCCGAAACTTGCTGATGTGCTGGACGAGGAATTTGCCGAGGCCGCCGGTGAAAATGCCGATAAGCTGGCCCGAAATACGAATCGTTTCACCACTGAAGTGAAGGAACTCGTAAACATCCTGGCGCGGCCGGCGAGCGAGAAGCTTTCAGGATCGATCCGGGCACTGGCCGATGAATTGCGTAGCATCAATGCTGGCCTTAAGCTGGTCGGAGCAAACGGATCCAGTCGTGCAGGATCGATTGCTGCTCTGAATGATGGCAACTTTTTGCTGCGTCTGCAGGAATCGAATCGCACGCAAGGCAGTTTCACTGATGACTTCCTACCCGGTCTCGAGGAAGGTGCCGAAGGCGCAATCGTAGTGCTAGAGGCATTAGAAGAGCGGTTGAATAAAGTGACCCGCTCGAACTTCCCTGGTATTAATCCGGAAACGCTTGCTGCCGCAAAACGGGAAGTTGCCGAGCGCTTAGAGCTGCTATCAAAGGAGCGCGAAGAGATGGCCGAGCAGGCTGAAGTTGAAGCCGAGAATGCGAAAGCTGAAAAGGAGGCCAATGCTCTCGAAGTATTCCGTAAGCGACTGAAGGAAGGCATCACCACGCTGGAGCGTGAACATGCGATCAAACAGGCCGAAAACGCTAAGAAGCTGCAGCTGCTGGATGAGGAGCGGATGCGCCTGCAGGTTGAATACAATACTGCGCTCGATGCGATGGACCTCAATGGGGCACTCAAGGCCCGAAAGGATCTACTGAAGGTCGAACAGGACATCGCTAAAGAGCACGAACGTCAGGCCGATGAAACCGAGCGGAAAGCCCGCGAGCAGGTGCAGTATATCAACGGGCTGGCTAAACTACAGGGACTGCAAAGTGTCGGCGACGGCCGCTTCGTGCAGGGCAATCTATCCCGCTTCGAGCAGTCGAAAGCGCAGGTGCAGGGACAGGCGGAACTCGCCTTTAATCAAGAGTCCGGACAATTTGCACCGACCGGTGGCATCTCCGGAGGATTGAATGATCCTGAGCAGCACTATCAATCGCTTTCGGAGGGTGCGCTGGCAGCTGTATATGAATACCAGGCTGTCGTCGGCACCTTAGGCGATCAGGTAAATCGCACCTTCACAAATATCTTTAATGGTATCGAAGATGGAATCTCCGGGAGTATCGAGGGATTGATCAACGGCACCATGACCTGGGGCGATGCTCTACAGAACATCGGAAACACGATCGTCAATGCAATCATTTCCAGCTTCGCGGATATGGCGGCCGAGTGGATCACGCAGCAGATCCTCATGGCCACGGTGGGCAAGTCATTACAAGCATCCAGCCTGGCGACAACGCTCCCAATCGCCGCCGCTCAAACTGCAATCTGGTCGCCAGCTGCGACGGCCGCATCGATCGCAACGTATGGCGCGGCCGCAGTCGCTGGTGCCGCGATGGCAAATTCGATGATCTATGCATCAGCTTTGAAGTTTTCCGACGGTGGCCTCGTAACCGGTCCGGGTGGCCCGCGTGATGACGCCATACTGACTGCACTATCCAACGGCGAGTTCGTGGTTAATGCGGCTGCAACTGCCCGGCACCGTGGACTACTCGAGCAGATTAACTCAGGCGGTAATTTAAGCACTCCGGTTGCGAGTGCTGCAAGCGGCGGTGTGACCGGAGGGCCGATGCAACTTAGCATCGCCATAGTGGACAGTCGCCAGTCGGCCATAGCTGCTCTCAAATCTCGCGAGGGTAAAAAGGCGATCGTGAACATCGGTGCATCCGGCCGTGCAGACATGGGAATTGATACATGAGTTTTTACACGACAAATCACCTGGGCAACACACTGCACCTATGGCTCGCAGAGCATGACTGGTCGATCCCGCCGCGCATCGTCCATATTCTGGATACACAAATCGAAGCCGGTCTTTCCAGTCGTGAAAACCGCCGCCCTGTCTACGAGGCAATGCGGCTGCAACAAACCATCTCGCTGGTTCTCGCCGATACGGAAGCCAACGCGCTACTGGCTCAACTGCGCAGCTCCCGCACTGAGTATATCGGGATGCCCATCTATGCCGATGCTTGGCCATTGGAGGATTGGCCGGATCGCATCTATAATCCGCAATATGCGATCGCTTTCGACGAAACGGGCTACGACATCTATGAGACTGCCTCGGTGCCTGGAGCGATCGCTCGCAGCCAAATCGCGCCTCTCCTCGTGGGACACTTGCGTGAGCAGCCCCGCTTACGCGGACTGGCCGAAGGCGTGTGTGAACTCAGTGTGACGCTGGTGGAGGATTCGCCCTGGGATGATCGCATCGGTGTGATGCCGGAGGTGGTCGCTGCAGACTGGCCAGAAGCCCTTGTCCCAAATGCGATCGAAGATCCGGAAACGAGCCATGAGGACATCGTTGAATTTGACGAACTCGGCCATAGTCGGACCATCGCGATCGATGGACAGGAAGATACACCGCAACGCACGCAGCGGATGATCTACACACTCGATGCGTCGGAGATTCGGCAGCTGCTGAACTTCTGGCTGGCTCGCAAAGGAGCCACCCAGGCTTTTGAAATGCCGCTGGCCTTCATCCCCGGTGATGATACTCCGGACACACCACATGCGACCTCCGTGCGATTTGATCAGGACCGGCTCGACCTGAGCTTTGCCTCTCCACGTTGTGCTGATGTGCGGATCCGTTTTGCCGAGCTGCCTTGGGAAGTCGCAGGTGTAGTCGGTGAGACTCCGGAGCAAAATCCATTCACCTGGCTTTACCGCTTCTGGCTTGATGTGCCGGGTGGCCCCGTGGAGTGGCTCTATACCAGCTATGAGAAGCCAATCACTTTCGGCGGTCAGGAATATGCCTCAATCCCGATCGAGCACGATGCCATCCAAACTACAATCGATCTGAGTGATTCGCCGGTGACAATCACCAGCTACGCGGTGGCCGGATCGCCTCTTCTCGATGTGCTGAAGCAACAGCTGGATGTGCCGCTGCATGTGAGCATTCGCAAAGTGCAGCCTGCGAATCCCGATGTTGATTCGGAGTTGAAATATCTCGGTGAGGTGGAGTCAGTCGATGGGCGTGGGCGTATTCTCACAGCCGATACTCGTGTGCTCGGTGGAGTCTTGGAGACGAAGGTGCCGCGCTTTCGACTGGGGCAAAACTGCAACTATCGTTTCTGCGGTCCCGGCTGCGGGCGGGCGATCGCGGTGTGGACATTTACGGCCACTGTGGTCTCTCAAGTGGGCAGCGTGCTGACCTGCACGATCGTGAATAACCCCACGGCGGCCAATATCGTGACGGACTACTTCGCTAAAGGCTACCTGACAAAGGGCACCGGTGCGAGCTATGAGCTGCGTCAAATCGTGCGGAGCTCCGTGGCCGGGAGTAACCTGGTGCTTACACTGAAGAAACCACTTCGCGCCGTGACGGCCGGACTGGCTCTCTCAATCGTCCCGCACTGCAGTGGCACTTGGGAGGAATGTCGAACGAAGTATAACTTGACCGACGAGTGGCATAACTTCGGCGGGCACCGGCACATCCAGAGCCGTAATCCGAGTGTGCCGGCATTGAACACCAGCTCCGGTGGAGGCGGCAAAAAAGGATGATTGGCTTTTACCAGGACGAAGAGCGCATCGATGCGTTCCGGGAGGAAGTGCAGGCATGGCTCGGAGTTCCCTTTCGTGCGAACTGCGATTGCCCGCGTGCCGGCATCGATTGCGCTCGCCTGCAGTATTGGCTTCATCGTAGCGCATGGGCTCTGCCTGAACTGGAAATCCCGGTCGTCCGGATGGACCATCACTGGCATAATGCTGACTCGGCTATCGTGGCCTTTCTGGAGCAACTGCAGTCGAGTGACTACCATGTGAAGCTGGTCGAGCTCGCCGATGGTGCAGAGTGGATACCCGGTGACTTAGTGCTGTTGAAGTGGGGACGCTGCGAGCATCACATCACTAGCTACTACGGATTTAATAAACTCATCCATGTGTATTATGGAAAGTTCGTATCCTACATTCATTTGAGTGACGACCGGGTGAAGGGACTCATTTCTAAACGGTATCGATTCTACGTTTAATGTTTGGCAATAAAGCACAGAAACCTTCCCGCCCGGCGAAGACTGCGGGCATCGATGGCGATAGTTTCGCAAGTAATGAGGAGCGTGTGGCCTGGTGGTTTGTCGGTAGCGATTGGGTCGCGTTGACCTGGCTGACTGCGATCCACAACGAGCGTCGAGTAGCGATCCGAGAGAAAGCCGGCAAATCGACGGTGACCGTGGGGCACGATGTCTACGGGGATCTCGCCGGGCATTGCTGCATGGGCCTGGTCGACCGCATCCAAAAAATCGAGGTGGGCGATGAGATCATCTGGACCGGTGATATTGCGCGGCCAACCAATCCGGCCGACCCTGACTACTGGCGTGCGGAAATCGCCACCGATATCGGCACATTCTACCTCTACTGGGGCCGAGCAGATCAGCCGGTGGACGATGTTCTGCTCGGGCCTCTTGGCGCTGCCAATGCGGACCTGGAGCATCCCGCGTATCGTAACCAATGCTACCTCGTCTGCAAGCAGCTCTACTTCGGCGAATCGAGCACCAGCGCTCCGAATGTTCGAGTCTTTCTTCGCCGCGCGGCAAAGCCTCAGCTAGGGGTCTTTAACGAGTCTGAAAATGCTCAAGGCGAATCGCTGGTGGCCGCAATCCTAGAACTGTTGACAGACCCGATCTTTGGTGCGGAGCTGCCGACTGAACTCTTCGATGCCGCTGAATGGGAAGCATTGTCGGCCGAGGTGATCGCCCGCGCCGGCTATCATAGTCCAGAGCAAACGAGGGAACAGCCTGCCGCCTCGCTGATCCCCGAGCTGCTTCGCTATTTTGACGGCTTCATAAAGCTTCAAAATGGGAAGTTGGTGCCTGGTATCTTTCCGCACGATGGGACGGTGCCCGCTGAACTAACAGAGCTGAGTCATCACGATTTCACTCAAAAGCCGGACATCTCCGCTCCGTCAGCCAGTCGGACAATCAACTCCGTTACCGTCAGTTACCGGGATAAGGATAAACTCCTCGAGGAGCGCAGTGTCACAGAAACCGATGGCGGACAGGTGGGAGCACGTAGTCGCGTAGCTGCGCTGAATCTGGAGATGCCGGCAATCGTGGACGTGGAGCAAGCGACGGCCTTCGCCGCAGAGATGGTCGCCACGGGATCCGTCCCTGGTAGCGAGGGCAAATTCCGCGTGCGCCGTGCTCGTCTCGTGGACGGGAATGGCGACGCGCTGAATGCGGGTGACAACTTTCAACTCGACTACCTTCCGTATGAACTCGATCAGGTTTGCCGCATTGTCGCGCTGACGGAGAGCTTTGACGGATCGATGGAGGTCGAGTTTATTGCGGAGCCGGGCGTCTTCCCACTGCCTTACACCGCTCCTACGACGGCGGTCCCAGACTTAGGTAAGGCGTTGCCAGAACAAATCGTCGAGGCGAGAATCTTTGAACTGACTCCAGATCTCGCTGGAGACCGGCTCGGGCTACCAATCTCAATTCTGGCCATGCGGCCGAAGGCTCTAATCGAAGGCAGCGCAGGCATCGATGATCGATCGGTGACCGGCTTTCGCGCCTGGTATGGTTCCACAAATGCCGCCTATGACCCTTTGGTGACTCAGACGAAGTGGGCCGTCAAAGGTCAGCTCAATGATGCACTGCCGGCAACCAGTGCCGATGTGGCGTTTACCGTGGCGCTGGATGCAGGCAACATTGATGAGGAACGTATCGGCTCGCAGAGTGATGAAGATCGGGACAATGACCAGCTGCTCGCCATCATTGGAAACGAGGTTTTCACCGTCGGCAATGTCTCAATCTCCGGCATGGATTACACGCTGACCTGCAAGCGGGAACGTCAAGGCACCGTAGCGGCCGCTCATGCAGTCAATGACGCGGTGTGGCTCGTCTTTCGCGATGACTTAGTCGTTATCAAGCATGCGCAGTTCATCGAAGATACGACGCGCTACTTCAAACTGCAGCCCTTTACTCGCGGCTCGATACTCGACCTTAGCCAGGCGGCAGAGATCGAATACACTTTCCGCGATCGTGATCCTGAGAAGCCGCAAACCGCCTTTGATACGATTCCAGGTGCTCCGCGATATGTGGGTGTCCCATACCTCATCGAAGCGACCGTCACGGACGTCAATGGCGATCTGGAATCGGCTCGGGTTTACATTAAATTTAGCGATGGATCCCGGACACTAATTTCAAACATCGAGGCGACGGCCGCTCAGGGAGCACAGCTCAACATCAGCACTTACGCGGTCTTTCCAAAGGCTGGAGATTGGACGGTGGAGATTCAGGCTTTCGACACGCTCGCTGAGAATACAGCCGAAAGTTCATCCCTCGCGGTGACACAAGGAAACGGCACCTACGGGGATCCTGATCCGGGTGCGCCGGCAACGCCGACAGGGTTGGCATTAACTCCAGGCTACGGATCCCTTCTGCTAGAGTGGGACGATGTTCCGGAGGCGAATTATTATCAGGTCAGTGTTTATGATTCCGACCCAAGTGTGTCAGGAGAGCCGCCTGCAGTCGATGCGCAAGTCGTGACGAACTCTTACCTATTAACCGGCCTCGATTCCAACACTGCAAAATGGTTTCAAGTGCGGGCGGTGAAGTCGCTTGTGGGCAGCTCGGTTCTCTCCAGTTGGTCGGCAGTGGCAAATGGCACCTCCTTAGCTGTGATCAACGGGACATACTACGGCATGGTCGAGCCTGCGAATCCTGGAGCCGAGGGCGCTATCTGGTTTGATACTGGTGCAGGTAAAAGAATCATGCGCTGGAACGGCACTGCTTGGGAAAACGCTCAGTATATCCTGACAGTCTCCGAGCTGATCGGGGTGATCGCAGCAAATCAGGTGATCGCGAACACGGCGAACATCGCCGACGCAATTATCACGAGTGCGAAGATCTATGACTTAGATGTGAGTAAATTAACCTCCGGCACGATCGACACCGCAGTGCTCACGCTCGATGGAACGGGCGGCCGCATCGAATCAAGCAACTTCAACAGTGGCACGACCGGATTTCGCCTCCGTGGCAACGGCGATGCTGAGCTAAATAATGTCACTGTGCGCGGGAACCTGCGAAGTAGTAATATTATCGTCGATGACGATGTGTGGATTTACCGCTCAGACGCATTAAGCAAACCTGCCTCTCCGGTTCTCATCCAACGCAGGGAAGACACCAGTTCATCCGCTGAATCAAGCGGGACTCTTAGCTTCAGAGGTCGGAATGCGAGCGGAGCATCGACAGCAAATAGAGTGCTACCGGATAATGTGACGTTTGCGATCTCGGTAATTTGCACTGCGTCAAATGTGGCTCAGAACACCAGCGTGAAAGTTCAAACCCGTCTAAATGGTGGGAGTTGGTCAGACTTATTCACTGCATTTGGAGAGTCCTCAACCCCTGACGAGGATTGGATATTTGAAGGCGCAGGTTCAGCATCCTATGTGGCTTCCGTTGGTGCCACAGATAATCGTGAGTTTCGTGCTACACTGACAAATGCGTCTGGATTGGACTCATCATTCTTTAACTTAACCATCACTGCTTACAACTGGATCTAATGGCGCTACAAAAAACACAAACACTGGAGAATGGAGTCACCGTTGAATATTGGGCAGCAAAGACCGCCACAGAATTTGACTATCACAGCGGCATTTGTCGCCTTTGGGTTTACGGGTGGGTCAATCAAGCTTCGCGTGATGCTGGCCACGGCTACGTGACCGAAAAGAGCTACTATGTTGCCGAAGCGGACTTTCAAACCTACTTCTCAGACACCGTTCTTCAGGAAGCTGGCAAAAGTCCCGCAAGCCAAGCCTACGCATATATTATCGCGAAGGATGAATTTTTCAGCGATGCAACCGCCGTTTAAAAGTGATTTAATTTGAGCTGCAGATATCGTGCAGGATCAGTTAAAAATCACGCTTTGGATCAAACCTTCTTCACTTTTGGATCAAACCTAATTTCGCGCTACTCGAACGAGTGTGTCCGTTCGGCGCATGAGCTTAAACTAACGTAAACTAAGTCTAAGCCTTGACGAACTAGGGGATTCTGGGCTATTCAGTGCTGTATGATGC